CTTCCATGTTTCCAACGTTGCCAATGTTATCTGTGAGCAAATATCGTGTACCTGCTGCCGGGGAAAGCAAATTGCTATCCACTTTAATTTTTTGCGGATTTATAATGGCATTAACAGGAAGAAGCGTGTTAACAGGTTGTGTATCCTCAAATGGATCAAAAAGTAAAATGTAAGGATCTGTTGGATGGTATGCAATTGTGCCAATAAGCTCTGTTCCTGTGGGCAATGCCAATCTTACTTCAGTAGTACCGGTAATCAAAGTGCCATAAATTTCTATAACTGACTTCCAGGTAGTTGGCGGTGTTACGCTAATTATGTTATCGTTACCGTCGACTACTTCTTGTGGTTTCAACAATTGCAATTGATTTCCAGAATAGAATAATCCATAGTCCAACGGAGTTACATATCTACGTGACACAAGATTAGTTAAAATAGTTGATTCGTTAAACGCTCCCTGCTCATCATAAATGCTACCAATAAATTTTTGAATTACCCCTAGACGTTTTACCTTAGCTGGAGCACTAATCCAAATTGGCATAGTAAAAGTTAGTGTAGCTATATCAATTGATTCTTCTGCATTAGTCGGTACTATGCGCGAAGACCACAAAACATTAGTTAATTGTACATAACTCAAACTTGTCCAATCAATGTAGTTATCAGTGCTTTGAATTTCAAATGAAGGATTGAATAATACGGCTAGTTGTTCAATCAACTGCATTTTTTGTTCAGTGTTGCTAGTCCAAATATCTAATTTTACTTCAAGATTATAAGGAACAGGCATTAATCTTTCAATGGTATAAGTATCGCCTTGTTGATTAGAATACAAGCCTGTTTCGGGATCATATTGCCGTTCACGTAACTGCATCTTACTTACAAAGTAAGGTTCTTGTACTCTGGTTTGGTCATATGAAAATTGGCTGATATAGGCGCTCATTGCAGGCACTGCGTTCATTATGTTTTCACTGTTTTGTCTTAGTATAGTTGCACCTTGCCTACTAGGGTCTCCATAATAAACAGGCACTCGCTGTAATGCACGAACACCATCACGATCTTTACCAAATTCTACTTCAAAATTACTTACGATTCTTATAAATTGAACTAAAAATCGTCTTATCTGTCCATCATAAAAAAATTGTTGAGCCATTAATTATCTGCCTTAGGTTTTAAAGCCTGACTTAAACTTTGTCTTACTGTGACATTACCACTGTTGTTAATAAATGTGTCTGTGTTGTTTACAAAGCTGCTACGCAATGTGGTGTTGTTTGGTCCGGGTGTTAACGTTGTTCTAACGTTATCTTCAATTTTGACCCACCGACGACCATCCCATCTAAATAACCTATTAGGCAAGTAATCAGTTCTTAATGCATAATCGCCTACAAGTGGATTAGTGGGAAATGCTATCCCTGAATATACTGGTAGCCCGTTTGGTGCTCCACCTGTACCAGTTAAGTAACCATGTATAGTAGCATCTGGTGATGCTATCCCTGCATCAGTGTTGATAATATTACCATCTGCAGTACTGGTATCATTATCAGCTGTTACGCCACTAGGATCTCCAGGACCGCCACCGGGTTCAGTACTTTTTATGTAAAGTGTGCTTATGTCATAACCGCTATATGGAACATTTGTTTCGGCTTCACGTAAAATTGCATCATTGATTTCAATGTACTTGCCAATAATACTAGATACTGATCCTAAAGTTACATTTCCAGTATTGCCTGTGATAGGATCAATATCAAGTTTGATTTGATTGAGAATATCTTTGTATTCTTGACTGTCTGTAAGCGGGTTGATCTTACAGCGCCATAGATGAGGCCACCAAGTGGCCGAGTAACCTTCTGCGGCATTATTACAATCACTAATAACATAATATCTTTTTAGAGCAACAGGTAAACTATCGTCTAGCGGATAATAATCTTTAAGATGCATTAGTTCAATAACATCACCTGGCATTAGTTTGCGCCCTAGAGTGGCAACCATGTCGTTGATATGGAACACCATGAACAGTGTGCCAGTTTGCAAAAACATACCAAACTGACTAAGATCAAATGTTACATCTTGGACCTGATATATACCACGCATGGAATATACATCCGGATCGTATTTTCTGTCTCTGTTTTCTAAAAATAACAAATCTTGAATGTTTAGTGCAGATTGATTTGTATAACTGGGTTTGGCTGCATCTGTATAAAATTTAACTGATGCTCCAGCTGCTACAGCAGCAGTGGTGGTTGCACTCAGCGTAACGGTTGTTGCTGTTTTGGCTGCAACTTTAGTTCCAGTAGGAACGCCTGATGCAGTAACAAACATTCCTAAATCAATGTCTGCAGTGCTAGCAAATGCAAGTGTGGCACCAGGCGCTACTTGAGCGCCACTAGTAGTTTTTGAGAGATTTTGTTCAGTAGTACCAAGATATTTGTGTACTAATATACCAGTGCCGCCCACAGTGAACATTTCGCTAATTCTGCGATCCATATACTTGTAATCGTTGGTGTGAGCTCCGTCTTTCCAAAGTGATAATCTTGGCACAATTTGATCCTGTTATCTAGTATTTAGCGGACACCAAAATTGACACAAATTAGGTTTAGCTATATACTATGTTATGAGTGATTTTAATTCTCTATCAGATTGGCCCGCAATAGATCAGCAAATCAGGCGCAATTTATGGGCCATGCATAATATAGTTAACAAACGACAGCTGGAGAGAATGTATAAAAATTTAGAAGCCAGTGTTGGTCAATTAAGTAAACTGGATGTGGATAGGCGTAGACACGGGCACTCTGTACACTACGACGAGCAGTTAACAAAAGTGCAACAAGAGTTGCAAGATTTGCAAGGTTGGCTAATGTTCGGAACCTTACTTGACGAAAAACCAAAAGAATAGTATAATTATATTTTGTACAACTCAAGGAGTCTGCTATGGCACTTGCACAAAGCATAAAAGCACCCAAAAAAACCGCGCCCAAAAAGCGTGACCCACTATTTGCTGATGAGAAGCACACTGGTAGAGAGCCAGTGTGGGATACAGAGCGAGCCCTTGCAATGACGCAAGAAGAGTTTGATCACCATTTACGCAAGTCCTTTACATATTACAACTATTTTTACAGCGCCAAAGATTTAAAAAAATATGTTGCGGATTGGATGAAGGATCATTACGGCAAAAACGAAGTTAGCCGGTTTATTCGCAGCAGTGACCGGCTATTGCCTATTACAGTTTGCAGTCTTATCAAGGCACACAAGCAGGGCATGCCTTTGCGTGAAAAAGAACTAGGCTATGTCAAAGATCGCATCTATGAAATTATCAACAGTGACATCCCAGACGAACCCGCTACAGAACAAAAAATTGTAGCCCCTGGTGCCGTTAAAACGATCCAAGATCGCCTCAACGAAAAAACCAGCGAGCACCTGGCACACTTTGAAGGCCTGTATGATGAGGTTATTTTAGGTAAAACCGTAGATCCTCGAGCCTACGAGTATCTTGTAGCTAACACAGTGCCACAGAGTCAAATTAAAAAGTTTGAAGACCTGTTTATGGCTCGTAAAACTGAGCTAGGCGAAGCACTTGGCCGAGCGGATGAGCAAATAGTAGAAGCATACCGTCATTACAAAGCAGCTGATTACAAACGGCATCATGCATTTATACAAAGCATACTGGATGCACTGGATCAATATCGTAATGTAAAGAAAGCTACCAAAAAAGCACGAATCAAACGAGCACCCAACAAAGAAAAAGTTGTCAGCAAGCTCAAATATATGCGGGAAGAAAAGACACTGAAGTTGGTATCTATCAATCCTGTGGACATCATTGGAGCACAAGAACTATGGTGTTACAATACAAAAACTCGTAAGCTTTACAAGTATGTGGCCGACAGTGTAACAGGACCATTAAGTGTAAAAGGTACTTCGCTCACAGGATACAACGAGTCTACAAGTGTTGGTAAAACACTTAGAAAGCCAGAAGAAAAACTTAAAGAGTTTGCAAAAGCAGGCAAAATCCAACTACGCAAATTCTTAGAAGATATCAAAGCTACAGAAACACAGGGTAATGGACGCTTGAATTCGGATACTGTTCTTCTTAAAGTACAATAAATACTTTGTACTTTAGGAACATGGATGTCTAACCCTTTTACTGGCAATGTAGTAGCGGATACTACCTACTTTCACTCTAACGGTGTTCTAAAATCTGACAGCCTATACGATCCGGCCACAGGGTCAGGATCTGGGCATATTGAGTTTGATGAAGGCGCAGAATGGCTTGTGTCGTTCAATAAAAAGCGAGCTGAAATTACTGACTACATTCGCATGCGCCTGGGCGATGGCATAGTGGATGTAGAGCTTGATAAAGAGCATTATGAAATGGCGATAAATCAAGCATTAATTAAATATCGTCAGCGAGCTGCTAATAGCCAAGAAGAAAGTTATGCGTTTCTGAAGCTTTTTCCAGAAACGCAAGAAATTATTCTCCCTAGTATTGTAATGGATGTTCGTGCAGCATATCGTAGAGGTATTGGATCTGTTTCGGGCACCACAGCCAGCCAATTTGAACCATTTGCATCAGGGTATCTAAACACTTACATGTTGGTAGCAGGTCGAGTAGGTGGACTGCTTAACTATGAATTGTTTGTAGATTACCAAAAACTAGCCATGCGTATGTTTGGTGGTTACCTGAACTTTACATTCAACAAAGTCACCAAAAAACTTACACTGATCCGCAAAATACCATATGTTGGAGTCAATGCTGATCCCAATGGGTTCGAAGATGTGCTGTTGCATCTGTATAACTACAAGCCGGATGCAATGATTTTGAATGACTATCAGGCATTTCCTTGGGTGCAAGAGTATGCATACAGTTTTGCTAAACGCATAGTTGGTGAAGCTAGAGAAAAATTTGCCAGCATTGCTGGACCACAAGGTGGCACACAACTCAACGGTGCTACATTAAAAGGCGAAGCCACAGCTGAAATGGAAAAGCTCGAACAAGAACTTAA